CAACCCCGCAGTTCTGGTGGAGGCAGTGTCGCCAGATACGGCTTTTGTCGGGTCAGTGCTGGAGGCAATCAGGCATGGAAACCGGGTGGAGGCAATCAAGGCCATACGGGGCAAATTCGGCTGCGGGCTGAAGGAGGGTAAAGACCTCTGCGACGAGGCGGCAAGAAAACTGCCTGACGAAATAGCGGCTGGCCGGGTAATCCTGGGTGGCCCTATTCCCTTTTGATGTAAACAGGAGGCAACATGAAGACAGGTGAAATGATGAGTGCAAAAGTAATTTCCAAGGTCAGCAAGACGGTGCAGGTCTGGTGCTGGCCGACCCTTCAAAAACCCTTTAGGGTCCAAACCCGCCTGCCGCGCCCAGGCCAGCCCTACCGTCTGCACAGCGCACACGACACGCAAGCAGAGGCAGAAGCGGAAGCCGCAAAGATTGTGTAAACAGGAGAAGCAACATGAAGACAAGTGAACTGACCGGAGCCGCGCTCGATTGGGCGGTGGCGAAGTGTGAGGGTAAGGTTTTTGATCTCAGCCCTGACGGGTATTACACCTACAAGCCATCCCGTAATTGGGCGCTTGGAGGGCCGATCATTGAGCGGGAGAGCATTTCAATCTACCCAGACGAGTCGGACGACATGGCAGATGTTGAGTGGGCTGCCGACAGCCCGGAAGCCTTCCGCTGGGGTGGTCCCACGCCCTTGATTGCAGCCATGCGCTGCCACGTGGCATCCAGACTGGGCGACGATGTGACCGTGCCCGATGGGCTTGTGTAAACAAATGATCAAGGTCATCACCAACCGCGCCCCGGCGTTTCTCAAAGCCGCATACGCAAACCCGGAGGTGGATTTGCAGAACCACGCCGGGTTCATTGACCCACAGGAGAAGTTCATCGAATGGGATGGGTCATGGGTCATCCGAGAAATGACAGCAGAGAGAGTGCCCCGCTTTGTGTCCCGATGTCAGACGCTAGAGGCGGCGATATACAAGATGAGCCAACGATAAAAGCCCCTTCGGGGGCTTTTTTGTTTGTCGTTCGTTCCCGTTCACTCCCGTTCGTTCCCTGGCTCACCCCATGAGCTACTGTTTACACATACCCTAGGAAACCGTGTAAACGGGTTTGACTTCATGCAATTAAGTCAAAAATGTCGCGTTAAGCAAAATCTCAAAAGCCGGGAAAGAAGAAAAAAGGCCCCGCTTGGGGCCTTGTGTTGGGTCATCAGAACTTGTCTAGATTCTCGGAGTAGGTGCCTGATGTCTTGTTGTACAGCAGGCTTGTCTCCCCTTGTGTACCAACCCACCGATACCTGCACTTCCAGACCGCGATCTCCACCCACTGCTCCTGCCTGTGAACGGTGATCCCGTTGTCTGTCTTTGCCCACCATGCCATTGACCCGCTGATGCTCATGCCATCCGGGCGGGGCTGTTCCACACCTGCGCGATTGATCTTTGATGGGTGGGCAATGAAGAAGGTGTGAACATCATGAGCCTTGCAGAACTTCTGCACCCGGGTCAGCATGTTGCTGATCGCCTCAGTCTCAGTGGTGTTCTCTCTGTTTAAGTCTATGTAGTTGTAGGGATCAATGATCAACCCCCGCACGCCCATGCGTTTAACTGCAACGCGTGCGCGGTCAAGGATGCTGTCGAGGGTGTTGGGTTCCTCGCCCTGAGAGTCTATGAAGAGGAAATGCTCCTTGACCCACGCAAATGCGGTGTCCCTTTCGTGTTGGGTCATCCGCTCCTTGCCCTCAAAGAACCTCTTCTGCGTGTAGATCTCCATCAGGCGGGTGATGTGGATCTCAGGCTGGTTCTCAAAGCTACAGACTGCGAACTTCCAATCATTGGCCCGCGCTAGATTGACCATGACCTGATCAATGAAGTTGCTCTTGCCACTGGATGGGTATCCAGTAACCACAGTCAACTGCCCCGGGGCCACTGTGTAAATGCTGTCTACCGACGAGTAGCCGGTTGAGAATCCCTTGCCCGTGCCCTTGGTGAAGAGATCGTTTATACGATCCTCATAGGTCCCGGCATCAGACAGTCCTGACACTGGATACGGCTGCGCTTTCTCAATGACCTCCTTGACGCTATCGGCTCCCTGCCGTGTTGGGTCAAGGAAGATGTCGTTTAAGTCCTTCGCATCAAACTTGGCGACCCGGCATTTCTCTTTGCCAATCCGCCTTGCGAGTTCTTCTGCTAAGGCCTGCCCCGGTCCATCCTGATCTGTTGCCAGCACCACATAAGGCACTGCGTCAATGATCTCTCTGGCGTTCCAGACATAGGCAAACTTCTTGTCTTCACTGGGCAAAACCTTGCCATCTGCCACCTTGATGGGTGCCCCGGATGGCACACTCACTGCGTTCTCAATGCCTGCCTCCATGAGGGTCAAGGCATCTATCTCTCCCTCGACAATGACCAAGGGTTTACCCTTGTCCACATGGTCAATCCCAAAGAAGTCGTGGGCTCCGCCTGAGTCCTGTGTGAAGTCCTTCTCTGGGAATGATCGGTACTTGGCTGCGACCAAGGCACCGTCTCGGTAGTACGGAAAGCCAATGCAGTCTGCTGTCTTGTTTAGACGGGCGAACCATTTGTCTGCACTGAACAGCTTGGCTTTGTCTGCGGTGTACTTGCTGATGCCGCGCTTGGCAAGCCACTCGTAATGATGTTGACTGAGAGCGTTGCTCACAATTTTGGGTTGAGGCACTGCGGCCAATTGGATTCTCCTCTTTGGTTGTACCGATCCCTGTGCATCACAGTGATGGCAAAAATAGACAACTGCCCCATCATCTTTTCTGGACAGGGTCATGTCCTTTGAGTTGCTTTTCCTTCGGTCCGGCCCGCAGAAGGGGCAGACCACTCGGGCCTGATCGTTGAAACGTGTTTGCTCAACGAGAGCTTCGATCATTGTTATAGGCCCTTATGGACAGAGTACCAATCATGACCTTTGCAGTAAGCCCAGTTAAACAAATAGTTTGGATGCCCTTCTTCTATTGGTTTTACTTTGTAGCCTTTTTCAATTACGGCTTGTATGAAGTCTTCATTGGTTATGTATTGTCCTGCCCAGTATTCAACAAAATGCTTAAAGCTGTAACTGCTCATTGACTTGTTAAATGTTTTGCGTGGCTCAATGTATCCAGCATCAAGCCACTTCCTGCATATTTCAATTCCGGTGGTCATTTCATTGCTCCTGATTTGGTTCTGGGGAAAGAGCGGTTCTTGGACGGCGGCTCTAGCCTGATGCCATCACTGTTGGAGCCGCCCTTTGACAAGGCTTTGACATGACTTACGTCTTTTCCTGCCCTGTTTACACCCTTGGCATCCAACTTTCGGCGGGCTCGTTGGCGCTCCATGCGGTCAGGGTGTTCGTCCCTGGCCTTCTGCGTTTTGTATTCCTGCTTGTAATCTCTCATTTGATCCTCCACAACGGGGCAGAGCAAGCATGTGACTTGACAGACTTGCTGTTCACATAGACCCCAGTCTTGACGATCAAACCACGACGACTGAGGCTGAGGCAGACGGCCCCCCAAGCATTGGGGCTCGGGGGAGGGGGCAGATCGAAGAGCGTAGCGTAATTCCGCGCTTCTTCAAAGAGGGATCCCTCATATCCTGCTGCCTTAAAAAAGGAAAGGGCAAGATCACTTGCCCTGTCATGCCATGTCTGCCCAGCGTTTACAAGGGCCTGAGAGGCCCCTGTGTCTCTTTGGGTTCTGCCCTGAGACAGATCAAAAGACATTTGCTCCATTATCACTCCTTTGTGTTGAGTTTCTTCGCGTAACTTTACTTACTGTTGCGCCAATCTGTTGTATCCCAATTGCCTTTTCCGTGGTTGCATTCATGACATAAAACTTGCAAGTTGTTGATGCTGAGCGCCAAATGAGGAAACAACTTTCTTGGTTTGATGTGATCTACGTGGATCACAGCCCCTGTCGCGGGCGTTGCGCCGCAGCATTGGCAGCGAGCCCCGTACTTCTTTAAGACAACCATCCGCACCTTGCGCCATTCATAGGTCAACAAAAACTCATTGGTTGAAACGTCGATGTTGGCTGTTTGCTGGTTATTAAACGGCTGTTTGGCTTTGGCTTTGGTTTGTTTTTTACTTTTGGGTGTGCCATTTTTGTTGGGTGGCCGTGCAGCGAACAACTCTTTCCGCTTTTGAAGCGATGCCTTTTCTTTGATCGCCTCTACTTCAATCCTTTTGGTCGCCCTGACTTTTGAGATGAACGCCCGTCTCTGTTCTGCAGAAGCCTTCTGCCATGCTTCGGAAGCAAACAGTTCCTTCTCTTCTAAAGGCTTGCCAACACTAAATTTCTTGGGCATTGCATCATTCTCCCCATAGCTGCACCGGGTGACCCGGTTCGCGCCTAGCAACCGACTCACCGTGCCCACCACAATCACTTGGCTTGTGGCTAGCGGCTCCCAATCAATCAGGAACACCCGTCATAGACGGCTACTTCATCGGGATGAACGCTCTGGTCGTCACATTCGTTCATGCCTGCGCCAGTACCGTAGCCAGTCTGGCACGCCTTCAGTTGGTCTTGCAGAGGCGGTACTAAGCATCACCCTCTTAGCTAGTGCCATACATGGCTTGCCGTATTTCCTTCCGCGCAGCCCACGAAGGCTCTTACTGTCGTGCGGAGTACGGGTGGCGCACAAAGCAAAAAACCCATTGGGGAACGAGCTTTAGGCTTGGTTTGCCGCAACACAGTTGGTCTAACCACCTTCTGTGCGCTTTGACGAAGCCCGCTCCCCAATGGGTTCGGATTCGCAGGTTAGTGCTTCTGAAGGGTTACCAGCCCCACAGATGCGAACACTTTACCAAGGCCTATTGGCCTTGTCAAGAGGTCAACTTCTGCTACACTGGCTGCGCTCGGTAACTCCCTTCCGAGCAGTTGCTTCTCCCTTGGGGCGCAAGCCCTTTAGCCCCGTCGAGCTTCGGCTCCGGGGCTTCTTTTTTGGCATCGGCAGTTCCTCCACCACGATCTCCGTGCGTGGCTCTGCTGGATCAAGATGCCAGTAGATGTGCTTCTCCTTGACCTGACGGTCGTTTACATACGCGACCCCTTGAAGCAGATCCAAGATCAAAGACTCGTCTAAGTCTGGCCTGCGTGAGGCGTACCAGATGTGCATCGTCACCCGCACATCCGCATGGATTAGAGGCTGATCACGCTTGGTCTGCTGCTGAAACAACTCTGAGTAGGTCAAAGCCTTCTGGCTCTTGATTAAACGCGACATGCCGCCAATGCGGACCACCCGCCTTGAGTTGGCCTTCGACGCAGGCTCTCCAAATATTTTTAGCGATACCACTTGCAGAGTGTTCGCACTAGCACTATCATGTGGATCATCACACATCGGAGAGCTTCCTTGAAGATCACAAACAAGCACAATGTGCCACTGCCCCTAGTGACATTGGCCTCACGCGAATACTACAGCAAGGGCAAGTCGCAGTACAGCGTCACCGAACTCATGAGCCCGCCGCGCATCAGGCGCTTGCGAGAACAATACGACGATGCTATTGAGCAGGATGTCTCTGACATGCTGTGGTCGATGCTGGGCTCGGCACTGCACGTAGTGATGGAAAGAGGGCAGACCCCAGGCTTCATCACCGAGCAGCGTCTGTTCTATGAGGTGGACGGAGTCACGATCTCTGGAGCGATTGACCTGCAAGAGGAGACGCCCTTCGGCGTCATCATCACGGACTACAAGTTCACCTCTGCGTGGGCAGTGATGCAGGAGAAGCTGGAGTGGGTCCAGCAGTTAAACGTCTACAGGTTCTTGGTTGAGAAGGTCAAGGGCAAGAAGGTTGTGGGTCTGCGTATCTGCGCTCTGGTACGGGACTTCAGCCGCCACGAGACCAAGGAGGGCTACCCAAAGGCCCCCATTGAGATGGTTGATCTTGAGGTGTGGCCTCTGGAGAAGACCGAGGCGTACATCCGGGAAAGGCTTGAGGCGCATCGCATCTCCAAGGTTGACCATGACCTGGGAGATGAGTTGGCCCCGTGCTCCAACGAGGATCGTTGGATGTCAGAGACGGTCTATGCCGTCAAGAGAGAGGGCAGGAAGACAGCAATCCGCGTCCTCAAGGATGAAGAAGAAGCTAAAGCATTGGCAGAGAAGGAGAAGGGATACGTTGAAACAAGACTGGGAGAACCACGCCGTTGTACGGGTAACTACTGCGGCGTGGCTCAATGGTGCAAGCAATTCCAAGACGAAAGGAAATCAGATGACGATCAATAAGTTATTGGCGCTCGACGTAAGGAAGTTGGTTGAGAAGAAGAATGGCCTGAGCTATCTCTCATGGGCGCATGCGTGGGCGGAAGCTCTGATAGCTGACCCGGCATCCACGTTTCACGTTGACACGTTTCAACGCGCAGACGGCACGACCATTCCTTACATGGAAATGAATGGCGGGACCGGGATGGTCTGGGTTCGGGTAACCATGTTTGGTAAGGAAATGACCTGTTTTCTGCCCATCATGGATCACAGGAACAAGCCGATCCCTAATCCGGATTCGTTCCAAATCAACACCGCCATCATGCGGTGCATGACCAAGGCCCTGGCTCTGCATGGGTTGGGTTTACACATCTATGCCGGGGAGGATCTCCCAATGGGCCAGGATGAAGAGGAAAAGCCAAAGGAGGAAACCAAGGCAGAAGAAAAGGTTGAGAAGGTCAAGGAGGCAGTTGCTGTTTCTGACCGGGCCAACGCAGAACTGTTTGCAGATGGGATGGTGGAGTTTGTCTTGATCTGCAAGACGGAAGCCGGCTTGAAGTCTTACTGGAAAGCAAACCAGACCAAGATCGATGACCTCAAGAGCAATCACCCGGATTTGTTTACACGGGTGCGCGATGTCTTCAGCGAAATGAAGGCGAAGTTCAAGGAGAACGCAAGTGAGTGAAGCAAAGAAGCGGTACATCATCAGTCTGCCCCTGGAGACTGAAGCCCTGATCTCTGAAATCCAAGAGGCGATCAGGAAGACCCTGCCCGCAGGCTTGGAAGAGTTGAAGGTGTCCAAGTCCCTCGCAGTTGAGACTGCAATCAAGAAGTATGTGGAGAGCCTGAAGTGAGCAACACGTTTGAACAGAAGCCCGACTCCGGGCGTTTGATGGCCGCTCAATCCAAGAAGAGCGAGAAGAGTCCTGACTACTGGGGCGAGATCGCCATCAACCCCAAGGACATGACCAACGTCACCATAGAGAACGGCTTGTATGTTTACAAGCTGTCCGGGTGGAAGAAGAAGAGCAAGGCCGGTGCAACGTACCTGTCTTTGTCTGTGGGTCGCATGACCCGTGAGGCTGCCCCCAAGAAGGAGGATGACTTCGATGAGTTCTAAGATCAACAAGGCTGCTGCCGTCCGCAAGTACCAAGCGGAGAACCCCAATGCCAAGCCCAAGGATGTGGCCGCGTCGGTCGGGTGTGATGTCACCTACGTCTACTTGGTCAACTCCAAGGACCGCCAAAAGACCTCCCGGAAGAAGCCCAAGGTCACCCGAGGGCAGGAGGTTCTGCGTCAGGAATTGACACAGCATGACCTGTTGATTGCGGACAAGAACAAGACCATTGTTGTCCTGCATGAGGAGGTAGCCCGTTTGAACATCATCATTCAATGGCTGGAGGGAAGACTCCGTGGCACTTCAGTTTGAAGCCCGCAAAGTCGCCATGAAGCAGGATCGCACAGGGTTTGTCTTGACCCTGTGCATCCACCCCGACGAGTTGCCTGTCGAACTGATGCGCGACTTCGTTGGGGCGCGATACGCCTGCGCCATCGTGCGAATACAAGACGACGAAACACCGACTGCATACAACAACCGGGTCCAGAAGGCCGGGATTCTGTGCAAGAACCCAAACTTCTGGGACTACCTTGGGTGGCCGACCTCAGAAAACGAGGCGGTAGATGAGCTATGTAAACGGTGCGGCATCATGTCGCGTACCGAGTTGCATGGCAATGCCAAGGCTCAGGCTCTGTTTGATCAGTTGGTCAAAGAGTACGAGGACGCCAATGACGATTTCTAACCTCAAGCCTTTCATGGCTTACCTGACATTTGACCAGTATGCAAGGCTTAAACGCTTTGCATCTAAGAATGATGTGCCGATGGCTCAGGTCATTAGGGAAAGTATTGATGCGCGTATTGCGGCAGGTGATAGATACTCACATGGCTACAACACAGCACTCAAAGATGCCATGCGATCCGTAGCAGAGAACAAGGCTGCACGTATGAGGTTCCCATCTGGGAAGTCATTCGCTGATCTTGTAAACGAAGACCTTCAGAAACTTTTAATCAAGGAGAACCAGCATGAAACCCAAAAAGAAAGAGATGCCCGACAGCATGAAGCCGGAGAACCAGCGCAAAGCGCAGGCAGCGAAGGACAAGGCGACCCTGATCTGGGCCTCTGAACGAGGTGCAGGAACTCAGCCTGCGTCATTCCCTGAGGTCAACAAGGCTCCGCAGAAGAGCCAGAAGAACATCAAGAGGTGAGGCATGGAAGAGGCAACTCAAGACGAGATCGACAACATCATGATCAGCCAGTTGATCAAGGACTTCACGGTCAACGCAGAAGAGTTGGCAATGAAGTATGGCGGCATGGACTCAGTTGTTGTTTACACAGCACTGTCTGTATTGATCTGCAAGCTCGCTGTGCTTGAAGGGATGAGCGCTCACACTCTCATGGAGGGCATCCTTAAAACCTATCGGAAGTTTGAAGAAGAGAAGGGCTTCTCTTGACCAAAACATCTTGGTTTGAAAGCGATTTGCCCGTGCGTATTGGTGTTTACGAGAGGGATCACCATGGAAACCTTGAGTACTCTTATTGGAGTGGGGGTGGGTGGAACTTTGGGTCAAAGACCGTCGGCGGCGCACTTCTCAGTCAAGTTCAATCGCGGTTCCAAGATCTGCCATGGCGCGGATTGTTGAAGGAGGAAGCATGAATACCAAAGATCTCGTCCGTCACGCCCGGGAGTTATGGAACTCCCCACTGGTGCCGACCAGTGTCAATCGCCACAATCGCAAGGCCTGGGTCCGCAGCGTCCTGCGCCTGGGGGACCGCTGGCTTCTAGCACAGCCAGTAAGGAGGGCAGGGCAATGAGCCGTGAACTGTGCGAAGCACTTGCAAGTGCTTCCGCTCCGCCCTGTACAGGGTACGCCTGCCCTAAACAGCGTGACTGTGCAACCCAAAAGCTGGCGTGTGAGTCGTTCCTTCACTACGTTAATTCTGGGCGTGCAGTCCATCCATTGATGCTGTTCAAGAAAAACAACAATGGGTGGAGAGCTTTGAACATGCTGAAGCATGAGCACAACCCGACCCGTGCGTTGTACGACCGCATCTTTAAGCCGGAGGACAACAATGACACTTGATGACATGTGGTCGCGCCTTGAGGCGCATCAGCCTTTCGCTGACCAGAGGGGCTACGGCCCTGCGTGGAAACAGATGTGCCAGGATCGAACGCGCCAAACGGCTGATGCCGTGAGTGATTTGCTGTGGAAAGACCATAACCGGAACGCTGCATGGGCAGCATGGTCTGTAGGCTTTGCACTACGCAATGTGGAGCAAGTGTCAGTGCAACTCAACAAATCGGAGGAAGCATGAAGAAACTACCCAAAGGCCTTGACCAGCAAGGCCGCTACCCCGAGGCGGCGGAAGCCGCAACCGAGATCGGCGTTGATGACGCCCCTGAATCCTTGGGCAAACTGGTGCTGCTTGGGCTGGGCATCGTTGTCCTTGTCGGCGTGATTGCGCTTGCGGTGGGGGTGTTGGTATGACCGACCGCGAATTGCTTGCGGCTGCTGCGAAAGCGGCGGGGATGCCGCACACATACAACGAATTTTGGAGCGGCTTCTACATCAGAAATCCAGATGGCTCATGGGTGCCAAACCACCATTGGAACCCCCTCACAGATTCCGGTGATGCCTTTGAGTTGGCGGTGAAGTTGCGGCTAACCTTAAATTGTTCATATGACGAGGTGGCTATGTGCGGGCAAGAGTTTACGCAAAAAGAAGTGTTCGTCGAGCGTAACGGTGAAGACCCTCTTGCCGCCACCCGCCGCGCAATAGTCCGTGCAGCAGCAGAACTGGGCAAGGAGAACTGAAGTGAACGACATCCTACGCTGGGCCAAAGAGGCTGATTTGTGGATGACAAGTGACGAACGGATTGCTGCTGTTGAGCGCTTCGCCGCCCTTGTCCGCGCAGATGAAAGAGAAGCCTGCGTTGAAGCAGTGCGAAAAGAATGGATGGATGGATCAAAACCTACGTTTCTTCGTGATCTTGAGAATGCAATCCGCGCAAGGGGGCAGGAAGCATGAAAGTCACACTTGAGTTCGACCTGCCGGAAGAGCGTACCGAGGCAGAACTGGCTATGGCCGCCGGAGAACTGTACTCCACACTTAATCAAGTTGACCAGATTCTGAGGAGTCTCCTCAAGCACGGTGGCAACCCGGATGACTTGATACCCGAATGCCGATCTTTGATCTCTGATGTTCTCGGGAGGTTTGAATGAACGTAGAAATTAGTGAAATTGTGCAGGTCAACCCAGCCAAAGAAATGTTTGGTGGTTGCATGGTGGTTGTAACAGAACTCAAAAGTTGGGGCATTCAAGGATATGTCCAATCTGCTGGAGTCCCGGGGCAACAGTACATTCGCCTGAAGTGGGAAGACATAGAGCCAACAGGTGGAAAAGCGGTATGGGTGGTTGGGGGCGTGGCATGACCCGCCAATCCAAACGCAAGCACCGCGTGCTGCGGGTGATGCTTGACGACATTCGCGCTCGGCAAATGCTGGACGATCTGATCAACAAGGTCAACGCAGCAGGCCGCAACTTCGGCGCAGGAATGGCGCAGGCATACGCACAGATGCGTGCAGATCCTGAATGGCAAGAAAGGAACAAGGTATGACCACACTACGCGAAGCCGCCCAGCAGGCGCTGGAGGCGTTGGAATACAAAGGCAACATCTATCACATGGACTGCCCTTCAGAAGCAGCAATCGCCGCCCTCAAGGCCGCGCTGGAGCAGCCGGAGCATGAAACCGCCGCCGAACTGCGCCGCCTGCATGTAGTAAACCAGCAACTGCTGGAGGTGTTGGACGAGATTGCAGCCGATCATGCCTATTGGCCTGACATCGAAAAACAAATCCGCGCCGCCATCGCACGGGCGGAGGAGCAAGCATGAGCAGCGCTTACGGAAGACTTGCAACCATACGCGACTATTGGGTGCCACGCGATCTAAACGCCCGCATTGAGGTGCGTGTTACTGATCTTGATGAAGTGCTGCGAGAACTTGTGCGGGTCACCACACTCTCGGCAGACCAAAACGCGGCCAACATCAAGCTGCTTGGGGCACTGGACATGATCCGCGAAACGCTCAAGGGAGGTGCGGTAGATGACCTGCTTTACATCATCAATACCGCCATCAAGAAAGCGGAGGAGAAGGTATGAACAGAGAAGACATCATCCGCATGGCGCGAGAGGCTGGGATTGATGAGTTTGGTTCGTTAGATGAGCGCCTGATTCTCTTCGCCGCCCTTGTCGCCGCGCTGGAGCAGCCGGAGCAGCCGCAAGAGGCAACCCATCTACGCGATCTTCTGAAGCGCATCCGGCAGTGGGATGCACTGGACATACCGGACAGCGATGGTGCGTACTGGAAGCGGGAGATTGACGCCGCGCTGGAGCAGCCGGTGCAGGAGCCCCTGAGCGACGAGGAGCTTGATCGCCTATGGCGCGAGCCTATGTCCGCAGATTGGGAGCATCGGGAATTTGCCCGCGCCATCGAGGCCGCGCATGGGATCAAGGAGAACACATGAGTAAACAGCCTACCGCCCTGCGGCTGGCTGATGCGCTTGAGGCGTGGACCCTCGGCAAGCCAACGCGCCACCATAAAGCCGCCGCCGAACTGCGCCGCCTGCACGCCCTGAACGGGGAACTTGGTGCTGCACTGCGCCGCCTCATTAGCTATTGCAACACGCTGGAAAACCGTTTGATGGAAGCAGACGGTGAACACCCTGCGATGCAAGAAGCAAAGGAAGCGTGGGCTAAGATGGAGGGGAAGGTATGACCCCCGACGACATTACCCTCATGGCAGACGCATCCGGGCTGTCGTTCTACGGCATGGGTAAAGACAGGGATAAATTTCTGCATTACCTTGAACGCTTTGCCAAGTTGGTTGCCGCTGCTGAGCGCGAGGCCTGCGCTAAGGTGTGTGACGCAAGATGCATTGCAGATGGATGGGAGGGGTGTTATGCAGATGAATGCGCCGCCGCAATCAGAGCAAGGGGGCAAGAGTGACCGAAACCGTGCTTACATGGCTGTCTGGGGCTGCGCCCCCACACGGATCAAAGTGCATTGTTCTGTGGAAAGGGCTAGACAGAATCCATACCGCTTGCTGGTATGAGGGTCTTCCTCAAGGAGATTGCTGGGTAACCAGCGCAGGACGTTTCGTGAAAGGCATGGATGAAGTAGAGATGTACGCTCTTCAACCAGATGTCAGTCTTATAAGGAGAAAGCATGACCCACTGGAAACTTGAGCAGCTTGGTGCTGACAAGTACTGGCTGTTCTACAAAAGCGGCGATGTCTGGTTTCATGCGCACACATGCACCAAATCAGGTAACGCCATCTTCACCTTGGATGAAGCTCTGGCAAAGATAAAGGAGTTGGCATGAACTACCTACCCCAAGACTTCGCCCGCTGTGAGAGCAACCCACTGCTTGATCAGTGCAAACAATGCGCAAGGAACATGCACATAAATCCTGTGCATCCCGCCGCAGGGCGGCAAATGTGGATCGGCCCGTGGACCGGGCATGGTCCGTGCCCTAATGGGGATTTTGTGGAGGCGAAAGATGAGTGAACCAAAAAAACTTTGGAGCACGATGTCTGTTGAAGAACGTGCCCGTTACTCATACGATCAAGCTAAAAGAATGCTTGACGAGTTATACGCAAACAACCACCCTGACATCTTTATGCAACGAGAACACCATTGGTCGTATTTGTGGTGCCGGGAACAAGAGCTAATTGATCGGATGGCTATGCTTACAAGAATTATTGAAGGATGACTCAAAGGAAAGGAGAATGAAATGCCATCCAACGACAAACCCTTGCATTATCGCTTGCAAAACGCTAACGCATCAACATTAGCGGAGCTTTTGCGCATGAAGGCAATAAAACGTATAAAACAAACAAGTGAAAAGCGTGCAGTGGAAGCGGTAAAACACCCTGTGCGGAAACGAGTTAGGGGTTCTGTGTTTGATGGTGAGGAAGGAGAATGAAATGTCCGACATGCAACGCCTG